AAGTTTTGGCATTTTGATTGGAGTATAGAATATTATAAAAAGAAGTTAGATAATAAAGAAAATGATTATGACATGATAAATACGTTATATATAAAAGTATTAGAAGAAATGTCTAATTTATTGAAAAACTAATTATTTTATTGGTAGTTTGTGAATCTCAATATTAATACCTTTTTCAATATATAATTGTGTCATATTTTTTTCTATATTTTCAGATACATTAATATCTGCTAACATTGATTCAATCATGTCTAATTCATGTAGTTCTTTTATTTGTTCTTCAAGATATTCCTTATGTTTTTCCTTAACAGCCTTAACTGCTGATTTATAATTTTTAAATGATACCGGATATGGTTTTCCATTTTCTACTATTATATAAATATATTCCATAATTATGTAATATAAAATAAATTAATCTGAATCTAATTGATAACCATTTACATTTGTTTTTGCATAACAAATGTAAATAAAAAAATCGCCCCTTTAGTTGAGAGGCGAACAACAATATAAAATAATATGAAATATCATTTTTTAAATAATAGATAAATATATTTTATATAGTTTTTATATTACCTAATGTATATATATATATATATATGGCGACAAAATATCCTCAATCTCTTACAAATTTATATTTAAGAGCAATTACTGGAGAATTTCCAGATCAAATTCAAATTGGTCAAAAAATTATATTTACTGGTAATTTATATAAAATTTCAAATAATGAACAAGAAAATATTAAATTTAATTTTCCAGGACCTATGCCACATGATGGAACATTTTATTTAACTTACACTATTGTAGATATAATTGATAAAAATAATATTAATGTAAATATTAAAATTAATTTAAGATTTAATAGTTTAAATTATGAATTTAATAAAAATAATAGACCTATTAAAATTAATGGTAATAGAATAGGTATTTATAATCATAATTTATTTACACATGATTCAAGTTATAAATTAAATGTTGATGCTAAATCTATATCTCTTGGTCAAGAAAATGCTCAATGGTTTCATGCTATTTTAAGAGTTGTTGATATCTCAAAAAAAGGTGGATATTATGAAAAATATATGAAATATAAAAATAAATATATAGAATTAAAAAATTTTATTCAAAAAGGATCAGGTTCTAAATTAGAAAGTGCCTTAAGCAGTAATGATAAAGAAAAAATAAAAAAATTAATAGAAGAAGGAGAGGATATTAATAAAGTAGATTTATTTGGACCATTAATATGCAAAGCTATTACTTATTTAAATGCAGATATAATTAAAATATTTTTAGAACATAATGTTAAAATTAATGATTTACCTAAAGAAACAAATGCATTATTATGTCTATTATCTAATGCTTCTTCTGATATTAATGATGAAAATGCTTTTAAAATTACTAAATTATTAGTAGAAAATGGAGTGAATCTTAATGAAAAAAATTTTCAAGGTATGACAGCATTACATTATGCTGTTCAAAAAGGATTTAGTTCGGTAGTTAAATTATTATTAGATAAAGGAGCTAATCCTAATATAACTAGTAATGGTGATAGTATATTACAAACAGCTTATTTCAGTTATCCAGTAGGTCATAGAGATAAAATGGTGGAATTTTTAAAATCATATGGTGCTAAATGGGACATTAATTAAAAATCACCCCCCTTAGTTGAGAGCGAAGCGAACAACAATATAAAATGATATGCAATATTATTTTATAATTTACAGTTATATAGTCAGTAAAATTTATTTATCATATAAGTTTTATTATATGAATATATTACAATGATGTATTTTTATATGATATTTATATATTATAAATTCGCGCGATTTAGTTGAGAGGCTTTAGCCGAACAACAATATAAAATAATATGAAATATCATTTTATATAAATCAAATACTGTTTGTTTTGTATATATTTTTCATTTTACTTGGGAACAAGTTCATCAGCAATTCTCCAAGTTTCTTTAACAGCATCACTATCTCCCTTTGACATACCATCTTTAAAAGTTGCTCCTAGCATATAACCTCGTGAGACTATTTCAAATTTATTCGCACTCTTACTGCCACCAAGATATATTTCTTTGATTAAATTATCCGCGATAGAAACATAATTAGCAATCCAATCCAATCCTGGTCCAACATATGTAATCTTAAATATACATCCATATGTATCATGAAACGCATAACGTCTGTGAAAGCCAATACTCTTTTTTTCAGTAAGACTACGTTTAATTTGATTTGCTATATCGTGCCAGTCTTCCGGCATGGCAACAAAGACTTTTTACTCAAGATGGAGAAGGAATTTTCATATTTTTTTTCAATTTTTTTTAACATAACTTATTTTATACCTAAATATCATATTAAAATGTATATAATTATTTTTTATTCTTTAATAATTCATTTAATTTTAGTGTGTTTTTTTCAAGTATTTTTTTTTGTATTTCCAATTCTTTGGTCTTAATACCGATTTCTCTTTTTACATCATCAATCCTAGAATCCCACAATAAAATACCTTCGTCTAGTTCTATAATTTCATCACTATTTTTTGCTATTTTTCTGTTTTCTATAGTTCTTTTTTTACGATTTTCTGAATCTATTATATTATTTTGTCTGCCTTTTATAGCCTTCTCTAATACACTAATTTTTGATTTAGTTTTTTCTATTAAGAGTTGAGTGCTTTTAACATTTCCAACTAAACCACCTTCTAAATTAGCTTTTAAATCAAGGTATTTTGCTTTGTACTTTAAATACTTTTGTTCGTAATTCATATATATATATTATATAAATATAATATTTTTATTTTATTTATTATGATTATAGATGAAAATATATTTTGGTAAATGTAATATACCTTATTGCCCACAAAAATTAAACGAGAAAGAACAAAAAGTTTTTGATCAAGTTATGTCTAAAACTATTAAAGATAAAACTGATGATTGGTATATAAAACATTTAAATTATTTGATATCTTTTCAAAAATCTTTAATAAATTATCCAAATTATGACTACTTTGAAATTTTTGGATCAAAAAATCATCTGGAAATGTTTAGATTAGAAGATGACGGAATAAAATCAATTCAGATTTATTTAAATTTTTTATTAAATAAATATAAAGATATAAATAAGGTAGATTATAAAAATATACATAAAATATATAATAAATTTAGAAATATTATATTATTCCTGAAGGATCAAATAAATGATCCAAGACCGTATCAAGTTTTATACTACTTTAAAGATATTAAATTAGATGGATATAAATCTTGTTCATCCCAAACAGGTAGTGCTCCATCTGGACACTGTTTTTCTGGCCTATTTGAAGGATATTTAATATATATATCTAATGAAAAATTTTTTGATAATAATTTATATGAATTTAATAGATTATTAGATATAATGATTGATATAGGATTACACAGATGTATGACTGGAATACATTTTATGTATGATAATTATTTAGCATATATATTGTTTATAGAAATATTAAAAGAATATAATTACAATATAGATAATAAATATATCACTGAACTTAAAAAAAGATTAAAAAAAATATTCTTAGAATCAATTGATTGATAAGTTCTAAAAATATGTAATTTTACGTATTGCTAAACAATAATATAAATATTATTTTATATATAATATTTATATGTGCGAATTAGATCAATTAGAACAAGATTTTTTAAACTTTTCTAAATTACATAGTTGGTATAAAAAATTAGATTTCTTTGGAGAAACAATTTATTTTTATCAAGATTATGGAATACAAAATCAATTAACTACTCAAAAAATATTAAATAAACATAATTTACATTGGCATTTTTCTTTCCAAATTCCTGAAAATAAAAAATATTATACCACCAAATGCGGGCCATTTTTAAGAGGAGAAGCTCATTTTACTATAATTGAATGTGACAATAGATTGATTTTTAAAGATTGGTTCTTAAAAACATATCCAGAATACTATCATAAATATTATAAATTGGTCAGACCGTCTCAACGACAGGTAATAGAAATATTAGTTGCTGAATCAGAAAGAAATAAATATTGGGAAACCACTAAAAATGCCTTTTTAGCAGAAAATAAAATTTAATACCATAATCTATTTATAAACTAAAAATATCATTATAACTTTCTAACTTCTTCTTCCGTCATTTCAAAATATTCCGCATTATTCAAACTCTTTCCTGTTAATGTTAATATAGCATCTTTATGCCCTACTATTATTAGAACACTATTGGTATTTTTGTATAAATCTAATAATAACATCATGATCATATACATACGTGATCTTAATACATTATTATTTTCTTTATTCCATAAAGCAGGTATTTCAGGAATGTAATCCATATTAATATGTCCATATAATTCTTTTAACTTTTTTCTTTCTGTTCTATAATTAAATTCATATCCAGGTGTTTGTCTTTCAATTAAGTTATCATGAATATAATATTGATTAACGTTTAATTCTTCAAAAATTTCATCCGCAGTTTGAATACACCTTTGTAATGATGAAGACCAGATTGCTTCAACATTTGGATATTTTATACCCAATTCCTTAGCAAGATGAATAGCTTGAGTTTTTCCTTTCTCTGTTAATTTTGAATCTCTAAGCTCCTTTTTTAAAAATATAATTGGATCATTATTTGCTTCATGAAATGCGGCATTATGTTCTGCTTCGGCATGTCTAATAAAAACGAATTTAATAGGCATCTTTTATATACATTAAGATTAATTTATAAATAAACTTTATATAAATCAATTTTTAAATAATATTACTTTTTCTGGATAATTTCTTTTTTGGCAATGATTTTTCTTGTGATATATCTTCATACTCATTTTTTATTTTATATATTTCATTAGTATTTCTCCTATTATTTAGTGAATTATCTAACATTACTTGATATTTTATTTCTGGTTCATTATCATTAATATCTTTTAGTATCCAATTAATTGAACGATTATTACGAATTACTGTTTCAATTATATTTTCAGTTATGTTATTCCTATTATATCTATTAATTTCATCATTCCAATATTTGCAAATTAATTCAATAATATAATTTGTTAATCCATTATAAATATCTCTTATCATATGAAAATTTTTATTTTTATTATCTATAAATCTTATTTTATTATAAGTTTTTTTAGATCTAAATATCTCTATGATATCTAACATTATATTTCTAAATATTCTTGTACAATTTTTATGTAATCCACTACGATGTATATCTTCTTTCCGAATAAAATTATCAAATATATTTTTATGAAAATTATTATCTATTTTTATTATCATTTCATTATCATCGTAAATCCATTTAGCTAATTCAGAATTTTTATCTTTTATACATAACATAAAAGCAATATTATTATTTGTATTTATATTAACATTTCCTTTATTATAAATCCATTTAGCTAATTCATTATTTTTATTTTTGCAAAAATGTATAAATAATCTTTCATTTTCAAAATATAATTTTATTGATATAATTTCATATATTTCTTTAATAAATTCATTAGAATTTTGTTTTAAATAGCGATTATTAATTAAATTATTAAATGCTTCATAAAAAAAATTTATTCCTTCTTCTGAATTGTTATTTCTTATATTTAACTCTATCTCCTACATATAAATATTTTATAAAATTAATAGAAGCACTTTTACAAGCAATTAGAAAAAGTTTATTTCCTCTTGTCTTACATTTTTTTTCTAAAAATTCAAATAATTCAAATTCATCATTTTCTACAGATTCTATTAATTTATTATTCAAAGAATCTTCAGAAAATTCATCTAAAGATAATAACCATTTTATTAATTCCAAATTATTTGAAATATTAAATATATAATCATTATTATTATGAATATTAATATCACCCAATGAATACACCCATTTAGCTAATTCTATATTATTTTTTTTACACACTATTTCAAATGCTTTATTCTTAGATTGAACATTTATATTTTTTAATGAATAGATCAATTTTGGAACTATATCGTCTTTATTATAAAAACTTGTAGGAAATATATCATCTAAATCTACTTCTTTTAAAGTATATATCCATTTAGCTATTTCAATATTATATGATCTTATATCATGTGAATCATCATCAATATCAGCATGATTATCTAAACAAACATTATTAAACCCTATCTTTAATGTTTCATCCGTTATTTTATTTTCATCATAAATCTCTTTTAATTTTTCAAAGTTTCTCTCACGACATAATGTTAAAAATTCGTCGTTTAATTGTTTTTCTACCATACATATAATTAAAATTATATTTCTATATAATTTTAATAAATTAAATTTTTTAAATAACTGAATTATTATTATCTATTTTAGTCTTACCAGCTCTAGCACGCCTAGTTTTTGGTACTGGTTTTGGTGATTCTTCTTCAGATGTAATTTCATGATCCTCGCAATCATGTTTTATTATCCTATTATTTTCATATAATATACTACATCCTAAATTCCCTTTTTCATCCCATTCTTGATACATTCCATGCTTCTTATTATTAATATAATTACATTTAATTCGTAATTGATTATTTTTATATGACCATTGTTGATATAATCCATTTCTCTGACCATTTGAATAATTTATTTCTTCTCTTATATTACCATCACTATACCATTCTTGAGATAATCCATCAATATTATCATTTATATAATTTTCTTCTTTAATTTTATTTCCAGATATAGACCATTCTTGGTATAATCCTTCTTTCATATTATTTATATAATTTACTTCTAATATCTTTGTTTCATTACTTTTATATATTTTAGATGTTCCTTTAATATTTCGCACCTTACTAAAACTACTCCATTTTTGAAATAATCCTTCTTTTTTATCATTTATATAATTACAGGTTGTCCTTTTAATATAATCAGTACATTCTTCATTCCTCCATTCTCTATTATTTTCAAATTCTTGATATAATCCTTCCTTTATTCCATTTGTATAAATGACTATAATTTCTAAATTACCATATTGATCTAATTTTTTATATAATCCTTCTATTTTATCATTAACATAATTAATTTCTAGAGCTAACTTTCCATTACTATGCCATTCTTGATATAATCCTTCTTTTTGATTATTTATATAATTAACAATAATCTTTTTTCTTCCATTCTCATGCCATTTTTGATATAAACCTTCTATTTTATCATGAAAATAATTTACTTCTAAACATTTCTTTCCATTATTATACCATTCTCGGTTTAATCCTTCTTTTTGATCATTTATATAATTACATTCTATATATTTATGACCATTATCATGCCATTTATTATATACACCTTCCTTTTTACCATTTATAATTTGAAATTCTTCCTCAATTTGACCATTATAATGCCATTTTTGTTCTAAATAGGGTTTTATATTTTGAATTCTTAAATGACCATACCAATCTTTAGTGCTAATTCTACTTTCAATTCTATCAATAAATTTTACTGTATCTTTCTTTTCTCTAAATTCCATTACTCCATTTTCATCAGGAATAATAATATCTCTTGTCATCTTATACGATACATCATTAATCTTAACATATCTTAATAAAGATACTAAAGAACAAAATAAAGATGACTTATATAAATATTTACCCTTTTCAAGATTCTTTCTTTCTAATTCTTCAACATACTTTAATTTTTCTTCAACATGTGAATTATGTTCAACCATAATATATTTATCAATAATTGCATGCATTCTACACCTAAAATCTCCTAATTTAAATATATTTTTTCTATGATTTACATATCCACGTCGTTGATCAAGATTTCTATCATAATCATGGATTTCTAAATCTTTATGTTTTAAGTCTAATTCTGGTAGGACTGGTGAGAATCCATATGTAAAATACTTTGATAATCTATAATAAAATAGTTCGCTATAATTATGTTCATTTAAAACATTTACCATATATTTGTAGGCATGAACTGATTTATTTGAGAACCATGTTTTATTTCCATCCCATGCTACACGACTTGGATAAAAATCAAATTCTTCTAACACTGCTTCCATATTCAAGTTTTTAGTTAAAATAAACTGAAATCTATATTTCATTCTAATTCCTGAGATATCTCCATCTTCAAAATAATTAGAAAAATCTTCATTTTCTATATCATTGATTGTTTCTTTTTCTAAATTAATATCATCTCTTCTGTTTTTATTTCTTAATACTTGTCCTGTTTCGACATTAATAATAACATCATGATTAAATAATTTCATACTTTTAAATTCATATTCTTTAAAATTATCTAATTTATAATCATCTTTGAAAAAATCATTTGGATCATTTATAATAACAACTTCAAATACATTATATAATTCTTTAAACATTAATAAAAATTTAACTTTTTCATCTTTCTTAAATACTTCCAATATTTCCTTTAATATTCTTCTGAAATTTTCTTCATACTTATCTCCAAATAAAAATATATCAAAATCTTTCATCTTCTGTTTTAACATAATTGATCTACAGAATCCACCAGCTAAACACGCTCCTTCAAAATTAATATCTAGTAAAAATTGATATCGACGTTTAACTTCATCATTAAATTCTTCTTGTGTTTTAACTCCAATAACATTATTTGATATAGGATCTTGAACAATCGGCGCATTTATTCTATATGAATTTACATCAAAATTACATTTATTCATTTCAATTAATTCATGATCATCATCTTTTCTATACATTGATTCATCAATATCAACTAATTCAAATTTAGAAGTATCATAAAATTTTTCATCTATCTCCGAAATATTAATATCTTTTGATTTATTATTTTCGGATAATTCATTTAAACTTGTAGATATTTCTTCTTTTGGTTGAATTTTAATAAAATCATTTTCCTCTAATTGTTTATAACATATTGGACACTTTATTTCTGATGTGTTAATTAATAAATTATATGATTCATCTGATAATACAAATCTAGGAGAACATGTTATACTATTTGATATCTTATGAGGATTAATTCTATATCCACCTGTGATTGTTGTATCTTCTAAAGAAATATAACAATAATATTCATTTTCCAAACTAGTTGCTTTATTAATTTCAATAATATTTTTAAAATTGGATCTAAAATAATCCAAAATATTATCTTCATTCAAATTATCATTTAACATATCATTCTGACAAAATGGTAATTGACCTACACATAATTTTTTATCATCAAATGCTTTAATAAATCCATACCAAAATGTAAATGGCTTTATCTTATTATTAAGATTCTTATTAAAATGATTTATTGTTTCATTTAATATATAATTTATTTTATCTTCATTTCCGCTAACTGGTGCTGGTGGATTATTTAATAAATAATTATATTCTGTTATAGTAGTTCCAAATCTTTTTCTTTCTAACATTAAATATGTTAAATTACGATAAGTATTTTTTGTATTATCAGAAACATTTGATAATAATATTCTAAATACATCTGCTAAAAAATAATATAATATAACATCTGATGCCGGATTTAATGAATATTTTTTAGAATAATTAGAACGAATCCATTGTCTTATTGCTTGATCAAATATATCATCATCCATTAATATTTCAGTTGGTAAAACAGGAAATGAATATTTATCTATTTTTAATCCAGCATGATTATAAACTTTATCTGATAATATAATTTTTTCAGTTATATTATCTTCAGATGTTCTAACAATATAATCATTTTCTGATTTCATATTAATAATCATTGTTAAAAAATTAATATTTTCTTTATTACAAATAGACTTTAATACATCTTTATATAATGATAATTGAACTGCTTCAAATACTTTTTCACGAGCATTACGGTATTCTTGGAATGTTGTTGATTGTCCCTTAATATGATTATCTAATTCATTTAATAATATTTGACGTATTTCATTATATATTGGCGTGTTCGCAAATAAATCAGAAAATATATTTATCAAAGATTTTTTTACTTGAATTGACTTATCTTTTGTTAAATAATATAATGTTACAATTAATTCATGAACAATTTTTAATAATACAGTTCTTTCCTTATTTGCTTCCTTTATTATTTCTTCAAGATATATTATAAAATCTGATGTCTTATCAATTCTAAAATATTGACCACGGAATGAAGCATAATTTGGAGCAACATCTGATTATCATAATTTACAAAAGGTACTAAATCATATTTGCGATTATAAGAAGAAAATTTTTTAATCTTTAATGTTAATGAATTTTCTTTAATTATTCTATATAAGGTATTTCCAGCTGAGCAATTTTCATTTAAATAATCATCATCGTTTGCTTCAACTGTATTAATAAATATTCTAATATTATCTGTTAAAAGATCGTTAATAATTTTTTTTATTTTTTTATTATTAGAAATTTCACCATCAGTAAATATATAAATATCACATACTTTTTTATCTTTAATCCAATTTTTTGAAATACTTTCTAAAGCTGGCACTAAATCGGTTCCTCCTCGAGGACCTATCTTTAGAGTTTCTAATTGTTTAATATCAATAGATGATTCTTCAAATGGTAGGTAAGCTTTGTTATCCCATAACATAAAATATAATTTATTGATATTTTTTGATGATAAAATTTTACTAACTAACTCAATTTCATATTCTAACACATTATTGTTATCTTTAAAAGTATCACCAGTAGATCCGGAATAATCAACTAATACGATTGGACACTCATCATGAATTGTTTCAACTTCACAGAATTGCATATTATATATATATTTAATACTTACTACTTATATAAAATTTACATTTTTCATTTTTTATATAAAATAATCTAATTTTATATCAATAATGATTTATATAAAGAAATATTTTAACACCATTTATATCAAAATTATAAAATAAAAATTAAAATTAATGAATTAATTTTCAATCAACAACATCTTCTTATTCATCTAATTCTTCAAATTCAATTAAATCATGTTTATTATTTAATTCATTTATAATATCAACTGAAATCTTGCCAATTGTTCTTGGATTATAACCACCTTCTAATATATAAATTAGTGGTTTATCTAAAGATTTTAAATATTCTGTTACGGTTGTATAGAATTTATTCGTTAAATTCATAACACTAAATGGATCATCGTGATGAGCATCTAATCCATTACTTACAATTATTATATCAATTTCTTTTGTGGATATATAATCTTTAACTTCATTGAATTTTTCAATATATAATTCATCGCCTGTTCCTCTTTTCATCGGAATATTTAATACTTTCTCATTGTTTTCATCTACATCACCAGTTCCTGGATAAAATCCGTTACCATAACAATGCATTGATACAAAGTAAACATCATCTTCTAAATGTTGATTAACTAATGCTTGAGTTCCATCTCCATGATGTACATCATAATCTAAAATTAAGATCTTTTTATTATGTTTGTCATGAAGATATTTAGCTGTTAAATACGTATGATTAACAATACAGAATCCATTATAACGATTCAGACTTGAATGGTGACTTGGTGGGCGAATTAAACAATAAGCATATTTAATGTTTTGTTCCATAATTTGATAACAAACATTATACAAAATAACAGAATTATCTAAGATTTCATTAAATGTTACATTAGAAAAATATGTATCTCTGTCAATAATATCACCATCTTCTAAATTTGATGCCTTTTCTTGAATATTTTTTATATAATCTTCTGAATATATCTGAGTTAATATAATATTAGCAATCTCTTCTTTAGAACCTAGGTGTAAATTTTCTTGGAGATAAGTGAGAATCTGATCATTATTATATATTATTGTTGTTGGTAATTTGTCTTTTATATGTTTTATTGATTGGATAACTCTATCATGATTTTCAAGATGAGACGGGTTAGTATTTTTTGATTTGTTATAATATACTACTAACATTTTGTGATAAATGATAATTAAAATATAGATGAATTTGTTTATAAATCAATTTTTTATAATTTAATATATGGAATATCAAGAAAAGTATTATAAATATAAAAATAAATATAAAAATTTAAAAAATCTAATTGCTGGTGAATATAAAAAAGGACAAGTTGCTAATACTATTGAAGATATAGAAAAATTATATAAAGATGTTCCTTTTACTCCACAATGTTTTAATATTGGATTTAGACAACATTATGGAGAATGCTGGAATGATTCAATTCAAATGTTTTTCTTATCACAAGACGGTATTAGTAATACTGTTCAAAGGAAATTATATTTTTTAACATCTGAACAAATTTTTAAATTGGCGGAATTAAGAGGAAGAAAAACACAGTGCTTACCAAAAATGTTCTATGATTCGAATGAAAAATATTATTGTATGAAGGAACACATGCTAATTTTCTTAGATAATCTGAAAGCAAGATTTAAATTTCATTACAATAATATTAAAGATTTATCAATAAGTCAAGAACAATTTGATGAAATTATTGAAGCGATTAATATTGATAAAAAAGGGAATGAATTTATAAATAATTTCCAACTAAGAGAAATTGATGTCATTAAAGAACATAAAGTATCCTTAAAGGAAAATCCAAATCTTTTATTAGAAAAGTTAGAAGATATTAATAATTATCGCAATGGACTAGATCTTAATTATTTTTCTCTAGATATTTTAAATAAAGTTATTTTATATCTAAAAGATCAATTAATTAATAATGCTGTCTTGAGCAAATATATAAAATCTGAAATACAAAATTTTATTGATACTAAGGAAAGAAAACACGATAGATTAAAAGATAATTTACTTATAAAAATTAATCTATTTGAAAATTCAATAAAAAAACCATTATTTGACTTTAGATATCCATCAAATAATAAAAAAAATGAATCATTTATTTATAATATAGTAAAGACAGATTTATTAAAATCTTTTAATACTTCAAAGTATTCTGAAGAAATAAAAAAATCGTTTTTAGATCTTCTAAAGGACATTGGTATATTTAATTATAGTTTATTATCTTTAAATAATCAAATATTAAATTTAAGTTATATACATGAAGATTTAAATAAAATTTCATTTTCATTAAATAAATTCAAAAATATAAAAAAAATAATAAATGATTTGAAAAATAAGAATGAAATTGATATTAATGGAAAAAAAATAGCATTAAATCTAGCCATTGAAAGTTTGAAAGCCATGAATATTGATTTCAATCCCACAAAAATGGAACGAAATTTATTGAGTCATGGAGGTACTACCTATCATGTGAATCTATTAATAATTCTTTTATCATATTTATTTTTAGATAATACAGAATTAATTACAATTTTAAAAAGTGATCAAAAAAAAGAACACTTTACTGAAGATATTTTAGGAATTATGGTAGCTTGGAATTTTAATAATGGAAAAACAAAATCGGGACATGCTACATCAATTTATACTTGTAATAAAATATTATATCACTTTAATGATAATAGGACATATCCAGAAATAGTAAATGATGTAAAATTATTAGATACATTAAAAATAGATGAGAATTATACATTTAAAGAATATAATTTAATAAAAATATATAATGATTCTGATATAAAAATAAAATATAAATTATTTTCAGAAATTGAAAATCAGAGTAATCATAAAGATAATATTCAATATTATACTGATATGATAAATACAAATTAAATCTGTAACATTTTTTAGGTTTATAATTATAAATTACTATTATAAACTGAAATAATTTCTATAAATTAAATAACTGTCTTTTTCTCTTTTTTATCAGTATTTTTAATTATTAAATTACCACCTATATAATCTTTTACTAATGATTCATATTGAGTATTCATACAAGTATGTGATGTTACTTTACCAACAGATGTTTTATAAGATGTTATTTTATTATAGTCTTTTTGGTTATTTACCATATTTTTTAATACCTTATCTAATATGTCTATACCATAATTAGCATAAATACATATATAAATATAAGCAAGTTCCGGAATAATCTTTTTTTTTACATTTAATTTACTACTAATAAAATTTAAAATATCTAATACTTTTTCAAGTAAATTACTAATATCATTTTTTAATCTAACACTTTCACTACCATTACCATCATTTGATTCTAAATATTTTTTAATATTTAAATCTAAATAATTTACATCCAAATTCTTTTTATCAATAATTAAAAAAGTTCTTATTAAGAAATAAATATTAAATCCTTCATATTTTTTCATTTTTTTAATATCTATAATATCAATAAATTTTATATCATTCATATATTTTAATAATTGATTATTTCTAATACAATTTGTTATAATATTATTTGGATTATTTTTTAGTTTTTCATATGAAGCAACTCTTTCACCATTTTGTAATCTATTAAATATACTACATTTTGTCTGTATTTTTAATCCATTTTTACAACTAATTATATGAAAACTCATTTGATAGTCATCAAATTTATTCTTTTCGATTTTTGTAAAATTTCTAATTTTATAATGTTTTGGCATATTTTTTTTAACCTCTAGTAATTGTTCGTTGGTAAGATTATAAAAAATTCTTTCTTTTCCAATTTTATAATATACATATTTTTTAGTGATTGGATCTCTTATACCTTCCATAAACCATTTTATAGATGTTAAACGATGCTGTCCATCGATACATTCATAAGAATGATCATTGTTTTTTGCTTCAGTTGATGTTAATTTATATATAACATAATTTGGAACAATCCATTCTTTCATAATAGTATCAATAAATAATATCATCTTATCAACAGACCAACATAAATCTCTTTGATATTCAGGAGATAATAATAATTTATCATCTTTTAAATATTCATGATATATAGCACATATACTTTTTGTTGTTATTTGTGTATTAATTTGATTTAATTCGTCATCTAATAATTCACTATCTGATTCACCATCTGATTCACTATCTGATTCACAATTTGATTCTGAGTCTGATTCATGATCTGATTCATTATTTGATTTTTTATCTAGTTTATTTTTTTCTATATAATATTTATATGGTTTGTCAAATGTTCTTTTAACTATTTGATTATTAAATAATAATAAACATTCAGATGATACAGTATTTTCAGGAGTAGATCCAGAAATTCCTAATCTTGGACATATATTTAATTCAGTAATTTTATTAAAAATTTCTTTAGATGTTAAACTATCATAATTATTTAAAATATAAATTATTCCATCTTTTATATTTAAATCTTTTTTTGACTCCATTTCTATTTAAAAATCAACTAGGTTATAAATAAATTATTAATAAATCAATTTTTTTATTAAATTATATAACTGTTTTAAGAAGTAATTTATTTAATTTTCTTTTATTTTCTTGTATCTTTTCTTTATTTCCAGTTTTATCTTTTTTTAATTCCTTAATATGTTTTCGTAAAAAATCTATCATAGTATCATCTTTCTTTTTATTAAGATCATTAATCTTATTATTATCTTTATTAATCTCCTCAAATTTAGATTTTTCTTTTATAGAATCTATTTTTGGTTCTTCTTTTATATCATTTAAAATATATTCATCACCTTTATCTTTATATAATATTATAGCATCACCTTTTTCAGCACCCCATATTTTTATATCATCAACAATAATATATATTAAAAATTCACCATTATTACAATTCTTATTTGGAATCTTTTTTTTCTTTTTATTATGATAATCTAAAAAATTTCTATATTCGTATTTTGATTTACCATATTGATCTACATCATCTTTTAATATTAAATATTTATTTTTTAAATTATATTCTTTAATATTAAAATTATTATTATAATCTATTAAATTTGATTTTTCAATAATTTTTTTAATTTCTATTCTATTTCTATCTGTAAGTTTTTTAAATTCATTTATTTTATTAACATCTTCTAATTTTAATTTTAAAGTTATTGGAATACCACACTCTTCTAATAATAAATCGTCTTCCTTTCTTTCAGTAAAATCAGTTTTTTCATAATTTTCTGGATTTAATTCTCTAATTCTAATAGTTTTTTCAACTAATGAAATTACTTTATCATATACATCTTGAGGACATATAATAATCATTTTATCAACATATTTTTTATGTCCAGTTGTTCTACCAATTACTTGAATTAATTTATTATCTTTTTTTGAATGATAATTTGAAATTATAGCATGAGTCATATTAAAATCATCAGTATTAAATGTAACTCCTCTTTCAATTGTATTATACCCTGTTATTGCTAGACTTTGTTTAGGATTTAATTGTTTCCACTTTCTTAATGATTCTCTTAATTCTCCTTCAATTTTATATTTAATATTAAAATCAACCAAAGATTCACAAATTCCTTTATTTGTTATAAATCCTTTAAATGATCCATTGCTTAAAAAAACATGATATCCTAAAGTTTTAAAATATTCTACAACTTCTTTATGACTACCGACGTCTTCTTTAGTAGTATATACATGCGCCGGAGCAAAAATAATATTTATATTTTTATTATCAATTAAATTATTTGTAAATACTAATTTAATATATTCTAATGGGTTTTCAGTATTATTATCTAAACATGTATGCTTATGTTCAGAAATAGAACGATAATCTTCTAAATAATCATCATATGTTTTTTCCTCAAATTCATCTGTATGATGAATATTATATAATTCTAATATTTTATTTTTATGTAACATTTTCCAAAAATCGTCATATGGTGAAGCTGTAATAAATACTATACCTGTTATAATATGATTATATTTTTCTTTAATCCCTTTCAAAAATGTTGAAGTTACTCCAAGATTTGCATCAGGTTCATCAAAATTTAAGTGAAACTTAATATTTGTAAAAGGTAATATAAATTTTGTTCCAGAAAATGTATCAAATAACATCATTAAATCATCAACTACTCTTGTTTTATGAAAACATATTACTAAAATATTTGGTAAATCTTTTTTTGATTTAGCACTAACAATGTCAGCAATATATGATTTAATATTATTGTATTCACTGTCTCTTTTACTTGATAGAATATCAACTTGAATTGTTTTATCATTTTTAAATTTATCACTTGTTCTAATTTTCCATTGCTCTGTTTCTGCCAAACTTTTATTTGTAATAATAATATCAATTAAATGTTCTTCATAATTTTCAGAATTAATTAAATATCTTGTTGTGATTTGCTTTAATGTTTGTTCTGTTTTTCCTTTTGTAAATTGAGTTAATTCATGAACTAATGACATTTGAATTTTTTTATTTGATATTGATACACATGACATTTTTTGAATAAAAATATTTACATTGTTAATATGTTCTTGAGTATTAATATGAATATCATTCTCTAACTTCGTTTTATATTTTATATTACATATATTACACTGATATGACATATTAAACCTATAAATTAAATAGAAATTATATTAAACTTTTTATAAATCAATTTTTCTAATAAATTAAATCTATGACCAATCAACAACAATATGTGCTTGGTCATGTTGTCTATTAATAAAAGGTCTCATTTTTTCATCAATATTTGTGATATCATACATTTTTCCATCATTGCCTGTTGATAGAATCTTATAATCAATTAAACAATCTGGAAATAATGTTTTTAAACCACTGATAATATCATCTTTATTCTTTTCATAAAATTCAGCACAACTTTGTATACGATAATTATGTGCTGTAATAGTTTTTGATTCAGCTACACTAATAACAGCAGAATATATTTGATTTACAATTTGATTAATTTGATTTAAGCGATTTTGCTCATCTTTTTTTGCTTTAAGTTGTTGGAGATCAATACGATTAATGGGTTGACGAGACATTTTAGGTTTATTGATAATATTTAAAACACTATAAACTTTTAATTTCAATTTTTCGAATAAATATTTATTTTTGGTGTAGCGCGTTGTCTTTCTCCTTGTATATTTACTTGATCTTTTTGATTTAATTTAAAAAAAAAATTTAGAATAACCTGATAACTATCTTCATATCTTATACCTTGATGATAAGCAAATCTATTATATACTTTTCTTTCAAATAACATATTGTCATCTTCTTCTTTTAAATAGGATGAAATTGGTGGGTGATTAAATTGACGATTACCATGATTACCATAAAATCTATATAATACAGCACATATTTCTTCATCAGTAACTGGCATATTTAAGAAGTTTCTAACTGTATCAATTAGAAAATTTCTTTGTTTATTAAATTCTGTATCTTTATTTTGGTCTTCCATTTCTTTTGCTTTATTTCTTAGTTCTTCTGCTTTCTTCTTTAATTCTTCAATTTGAGCATATAAATCTTCTTCTGTTAGCATCTTTTAGTTTATAAACTAATTATAAATTAAAATAAACTTTCAATAAATCAATTTTTATTATTGTCATCTTCTTCTTATAAATCACAAAATAATGGTATATACTCATCTCTACTTCTATCATGTGTTCTTAACCAATTCTGCAAATCATTTAATGGCTTAATTGATCTTATAAATTCACAAATAATTTCTACACTATCTTCATATCTAATTTCATTTACTTTAGCATATCTATTAAATACTTTTCTTATTTTTAATAATTTTTTTTCTTTA